TTTTTAGAGAACCCAATAGAAACATTTGTTGATTTAGATTTTGAAGATGTCACACTATCAAACATAGGTGATGACATGACACAAGACCAAAGAGAAAAAGCACAAGAAGTTGTAGTGCCAGTTATTCTGACTAGAATAGCTAGTATGGCAGCTTTCGTATTTAGGAGAAGTTTATGATAAAGAAGTTATGGTCATGGTTAGTAACTGTAATTAAAGAAACACTAAACCTTAGTTGGACTTTAGTGGGTCTTGTTATTGCTACATTAACATTGACTGGTTCTGCACAACAGGTGACAGGACTAGCTACTGTAATTACTTTAGCTATATGGTTGCTGACCATTAGTTTTAGAAAGGAATAGTAATGAAATTACAAGTTGTTAGAACACAGTTCGGCAAAGATGCAACGAATGGAATGTTGTTTATAGATGGTTTATTTGAGTGTTATACACTAGAGGACCAATACCAAGCAGTTAAAGTCATGCACGAAACCTGCATACCTGAAGGAACATACGATATACAATTTAGAAAAACAGGTGGATTTCATGCTAAGTATTCAGAGAGATACCAAAATGCACATTATGGTATGTTGCACATACAAGATGTACCTAACTTTACTTATATCCTTATACACACAGGCAACACAGATGAGCATACCAGTGGATGTCTTATTGTCGGTGAAACACAGCAAGATTTAGATGTATCTAATGATGGTTTTATTGGTTCAAGTACAAAAGCTTACAAAAAAATGTATGCAAAAGTTGCAGGTCAATTACTTCAAGGAAAGAAAGTTTCTATAGAATATACAACTATAACTAAGTTACTAGAACAAAAACCTGAAGTGGATAATAAAGCTAAAGACCACATGATACTAGCTGATAGCGTATATGAAAAATTACAAGAGATTAATGGTGGGGTCATAGCTTTAAATGCTAAGATTAAAGGTAGAGTAATAAGCTAATGTTTGAAAAATTTAAAAGAAAAAGAAATTCTGATGGTACATTCAAAAAGGATGTAGTGTGGACGCCTTGGAATGAAGCATGGAGTTACAAAATGAGCCAAGAATATAAAGATGTTCTTAGTAAAACAGTTTGGACTTTTGTTGAAGCGTTTATTTCTGCGTTAACTGTTGCACCATTAGTTGGTGTTGACGCTAATGCAGTCCAACTTGCCGCCTTATCAGGTGGAGCAGCAGCTTTAGTTGTTGTAAAAGAGTTCGCTAAAAAACAAATTGGTCCTAAAAACAGTAAAACAGTTTCTAAGTAAACACCAAAATAATTAAATAAATCCTCTATACTATGCCTAACAGGGCGACAAGGAGGTAGTATGCCTAACATACCAGAGGAATGGGGTAATAATTTCTACAAGACTGGTTGGCAACCAGGACTAGAAGTCAATGAACAGACTGGTCTAGGTGAGATTACTCATGTAGGAACAGACCCAAACTACAGAAATAAATTCGATTCTATATTAAAAGAATGGGGATTCGACCCCAAACACTACGAAATTGAAGGTAGTGTAAGAGCTTCATCTTGGAATACACAGCTTAAAGGTGGAACAGTAGAAACCTTTTATGCGTTTAAAGGTATTGTTCGTAAGAAAAAACCTGGACACGATAGATATTTTCAAGAGTTGTTTAAACACGCTAAGAAAAAACCACCCATAAAAAAGAAATACAATGCAGGTGACACAGCGTTCATGTGGTTTATGAGTGACTGGCAACTCGGAAAAAAAGATTATGGAGTTGAGAACACTATCAAGAGATACGATAGGGCATTACAAGATGGAGTAAACAGGATTAAAGACCTGCGTAAACTTGGAGTACAGATAGATGAAATCTATATGGTAGGTTTAGGTGACCTCACAGAAAACTGTACACCACATTTTTACGAAAGCCAACCACACAATGTTTCTCTCTCACTGATTGAGCAATACGCATTAGCTAGGTCAATGATTATGAAAACGATTGACACATTCCTACCTCATGCACCTAAGCTAGTACTCGCAGGAGTACCAGGAAACCATGGAGAAATGTCTAGAACAAGTAAAGGTCAGGTAGCTACATCAAGATTAGATAACTCTGATACTATGCACCTACAGATATGTAGAGAGATAATGTCTGCTAACCCAGATAGGTATGGCAAGGTAGAAGTAAACATACCAGAGGGATTTCACCAGACATTAATGATTAAGGGTAAGTCTTGTAGCTTTACTCATGGACACATGAGTGGTAATCGTGGAGGAAACCCAGAGGCAAAGATAGAAGCATGGTGGAAAGGACAGATGTTTGGATTTCTACCTAGTGGTGACTCGGAGATTCTAGTAACTGCTCATTACCATCACCTAAGAATGAAACAACAAGGTGACAGGACTTGGTTTCAAGCACCATCAATAGATAAGAGCATAGACTTTACTGCTAGTACTGGACTTTGGTCGCACCCAGGTGTTCTCACTTTTACAATTAGCGATAAAGGATGGGATAATTACTACCCAGTTTAAACAACTAAGGTAATCGTATAAAAACTGTACAATCTTGTGGTACATAGTGCCACTAATAAAAATACTCCTCTTAAAACGAATCCTAAGAGGAGCAAATCTTCAGTGTTTATAGGCTTTTAGTTATTCAATAACATCTTATATGCTTTCTTGTTTCCTTGAAAGTCTAACTCTGGGTAGTACTGAATAGGTATTCTATCGTCATTCCACTGTGCATTTATCTTAGTAAAGGATAACCAAACAGGCTTGGCATCTGGATGTGCAAAGTAAGTTATGCCTACTCGTACATTCTCATAAGGTTCTGACCTTTCATACATCTCTTTTAAATGTAGGTAATCACTTTCTTTAAACCTAAGTGTACCTTTTACCTCTGCTAGATATAACTTGTCTTTCATAACAAAGATATAATCTGGTATCAATAGAATCTGTATAGCTAACCACATCAACTTCATGTCATTAGTCTTAGGGTCAGTACCAATTTTCATCCAGTCCTTATTTTCTATTAGTCCCTCTGATTTTAAATACTTCTGCATACACTCGTCTGCCATATCGTATTTGTTTTTCTTGTTTCTCTCTTCAAAAGTATTGTCATACTTATCCATTATTCCTCCTCTAATTATTTTCCTAATGCTTTTTGTAAAGTAACTTTGTTTTTTCTAACATTATCTAATATTTTATTTACAGTTTGTACATCCATATCTAAAACTACACAAGCAAGACCTCTATAGGCTCTCATTTTTTGTTTTGCTTTTATAGTTTTTTGTTCATTTTCAACATAATTAGTTTCAAATTTTTGAAATTTCGCGGTCATATCTTGTAAATGTTTATCTTTTAACATTAAAAGTTGTACTAAATCTTCTTTATGTAATTGACTTAATGCAAGTTCTAATTTATCTTTTTTAACTTTCTTTTGTTTAATATCGTTTGCTCTTTCTATATGATATTGGAAAAGCCATTTCAAAGTTTTACTTTGTCTATCTGAAAAATTCTTATACAAAAAATCGTATTCATAATGACAAATAAAATTTATAATTTTTTCAGACCAACTATTATTACTATAAAATAATTCTTCATCAGTAGGAATGTATTCTCCATAATAGAATTTACCCTGCCAATTACGAAAAACAAAATTAGTTCTTCTATAATTAGCTTGTTCTATAAGATACTTTCTTCTAGTATCTTTTGTTCTTCTTTTATCGCTTAATTTTTTATCGTAATAGTAACTATAACCTCTCCAGTTACCTGTAAATTCTTCTAATACATTATCTAATGTTTTCATTATTCCTCCTTAAAATGGTAACTCTGTGGGTTCTTGTCCTTGCTGTCCTTTTTGTAATAGGGCATGACATTCTCGGTATTCCCACGAGTTAGGGTTCTTGTCGTCTTGTAATTTATATCTTCTGCCACAAAAGATATTGTTGTCTTTGTCGTAATAGGTTATGTTGCGTAAACCATTACATTGAAACTGACTTTTACATTTAGTATCTGGTTCAGGTGGCACATCAAAATTATGATTAGGATATTTTTCTTTTATCCTATTAATTAAGTTGTCTAAACTTACGCCACCTGTCTGTTCTAAAGCCACTCTGTTGGGCAGTCAGTATCTCCCCAAGCAGTCCAACCACAACCATTTTTTTCCTTGTAGTTGCTACAAGTCCAACTAGGTATGTTGGCAAACTTAGGGTCTGATTGCTTCTTTTCTCTGTTGTCTTCTATGTACTCTGTCTTCCCACAATCTGGGCAGTACTTAGATATGTCTGCAACTTCTCCAAATACTTCTTCTATTGGGCTAACTTCTTTCTTTGTCTGCTCCTCAAACAAGTCTAAGAATTTACTCATGTCGTCATTAGACCAAGACTCAACATCATTTGAAAGTCCTGACTGTTTAAACGCAGTGGCTTTGTACACCTTAACTACATCTTCTGGTAAACCAAATCCAGATATTACAGAGTTAAGTTGTTTAGCATTTTTTCCCTCTGCTTTCTTGACTGGTTTTTCCTGTATAGATTCAGCAAACTCTTTCTTTGCTTTCTCTAATGACTCAATGTCCTCTTTGTCCTTAGTCATCTTAGGTTTAGATACCTCTACTTGTGGCGTTGAATAGTGTTCTTCCTCTGTAACCCCGCCTGTCCATAGCTCCAAGCCAATACCTAATCTCATACAACATCTTTTAATACCATCTGATACTGCAAGTTTTAATATCTCTGATTCAGTTATGTTTCTTTTTACTGCATTCATATCAACATCCCCAACTTCTTCTATTGTTTGGTCTGATGACTTAATGTATAGTCTGCACTTAGCACCTATGATTGCTCCAGTTTTATCTCTGGTTTCTTCAAAAGTAAAGTCATAACCTCCACCAATAACATCTACTAATCTCTGTGTGTAGATATGATGGGGTACATAGTCGCCAAACTTACCTTGTGGCGCTTTCTTAACAACACTTTTAGGAAAGTCTTTAGTCAACTTCTTATATGTTTCTTTATCCATTATTCCTCCTCGTCTTTCTTGTCCTCTATAAGTACATAGACTCTTTGTCTGGTCATGTTAAGAGCCTGTGCTATTTTTATTGCAGATACTTTTTTAGTATTGTAACAAAACCTGACGACAGTTTTTCTCTGCTCTAGTTTCTCATCAAGTATTTTCTTTTGTAACTCAATATCTTTTTGTATTCTATCAAGTTGTTTAAACAACTGTTCCTCTTGTATTCCCATTTATATATCCTCCTTATAGATATCTTTTTGTAATTCGTCTATGAAATTTACTGCGTCTTTATTAAGTCTTATGTATTTAAAAGGTATGTTGTTATAAATCCATAAGCATACTGCAACCAGTGTCATGGCTAACATCACTAAAGATATTAGTAACACTGCTATCAGTATCGGTATCCACCAATCCATTATTCCTCCTCCATTTGTTTAGCTATCTTAATTGTGTTCTCATTGTGGTCTGTAACAAACTCATCCATCAATTCAGTTATGCGTTGGGGGTTAACCTTAGTCATAACTAAAGTCTTTTCTACTCGTTGTCCTCCACAAGCATTAGCTAATTTGATAGCCCACTTCTTTAGTTCTTTCGGCTCATTAAATATGTTAGGCATTTGTTCCTCCTTATCCTCATATTCTTTTGTTTGTTTATTTAGTTAGCAGGTTCTAGTTCTATAACTCTTACTAAGAACATTCCACCTGTGTCTTTAAGTTCTCTAACCTTGCACATAGCCTCGTGCTTGTCATCAAACTTCCATGTTTCACTACCACCGAACATGGATAGACTTCTTACTAAGTACTTCATAGTTCTCCTATGTCAATATATGTTTAATTATAGTGTCCTTATTGTCTATATGTATAGTCTTTTATAAATATTACTTAGAGGTGTAGGTAGTAGGGAAACAAAGGGAAACCCTACTACCTGTTTAAACATTATTCTGCTCCCATAATATCTACAATATCTCTTACTTCTTCTAATTGATATAGTGCATTCTGTATATCAAGTTTGTTTACATTATCGTTAAGCACTTCTTGAATTTGTGAATGTATATTTTCAATCATAGTCATTAATGTATGAGCCATTATTCTGTTCCCTCTCTCTGTGCTATATCTTGTATTAAATCTTCATTATCACAAGCACTACAAACGCCCTCTTGTTTAATGTAATTTAATTCCCATTGTCTTTGTTCTTCACTATCCCCACCTAAGTAACCACAATGTAAACAATAATTTTCCTTGTGTATTTTATTAAGTTTCTTATAGTTTTTCTTCTCTTTATCTTTTAAACGATAGAGTTGTTTTAACTCAGCCATTATTCTCCTTCTCCTCTAAACATTTCTTCAAAACATTCTGGATGAACACCTGTCATCAGTTGCTCTCGCTCAGCTCTGCTATGTTCTGGAAATATATCTTGTATTAATCTGCGTAGGTGTCGTGGTGTTTGGGTAAACTCTTTATAAGCTCTCCTATCAACCATAACTGTACCTGTCTGCCTACAATGTATACATTCTTTAGTTGTTACTGCGAACATTATTCTTTCTCCTTACAGTCACAATCTATTGCTTGTATGTATGGTGGATAAGGTGTGCTGACTGAACAACACTCTATATATACTGACATTAATATCCTCCCATATCCCAATCTTCATAACATTCTTTACACATTTCAATAGCTTCTAGTCCATTACCAAAATCTAAATGATGTGTTCCATATATCTCTGTGTTTGTACAACTACCATTAACAACATTATCTTGTGCGTTGCTAGGAAATTTATTTCTGCATTCACTTAGTTGTATTACTTCCCAAACCATTATTCTTCCTCCATTATTTTCCAATATTCTTCGTTACACTCATCATCTTCACACTCTTGTTTAGAATGAGAAGTGCATATAAAAAGATAGTCGTGGTCTGTATCAATCTCTGCTTCCCAATCATCTGCCCACTTTAGACCGATACCTGCTTTCCAATTCATATCTTCTGCGTCACTTATAGCTTGTTTCCTGTCTTCGGCTTCAACTAATTGACTACCAAGATAAACTGTTTGGTAGAAATCTACTTTATATTGAATGTTCTTAGCCATGTTTAAACAACCTCCTTTGTTTCTACTTCGTAACCCTCTTTAGTTAGAGTGTCAATACAGTGTTGAGTTAACTCTCCATCCTCTGTTACGAATCCATAGTCTATTGTGTCTTGCACATTATTAGCAATAGTTGGGTTAAGTTCTAAGTAACTTCTTACTTTCTTATCCTCTGCCTTAACTATTAAGGTCTGCATAAACAGAAATACTTGATGTATGTTTAGATGTCCTTGTTCAAACAACCCAGTCATTATCTCTAAGTAATCTTCTGTCTTGTGTTTACCTGCGTCCATCAAAGATTGGTTTACATATCCTTGAAATGATTTTATTTCGTTAGCCATTGTTTGTTCTCCTTTGTTTGTTGTTACCATGTTACCACACATTGACACTTAGCAACAACCATTTACAATATTATTTATAGATGGTTGTTGACTATGTGCTATGTGTTTAAACACTGTCTTAGTTTTCTCCCCATGTATCTCTATATAGAGTTCCATAGTCTGTTACTTCCCACTTACCATCAAGAGTTCTTTGTCTTCCATCTTTGTATAAGAATGTAGTAATCCATTTCTTTTTTCTTTTGTCTTCTTCTGTGCGTACTTTCCTAGCATGGTAGCCATCTCGGTAAGTACCACCGACTTGCAACTCTCCTATGTTGATGTCCATGTATGTATCTCCTGACCATCCACACTTCTCGCCCTCTATGATTCCTTGTAGTTTCTTCATGGCTTTTTCGTTCCAGTAGTCTGGCTCAAAGTTCCCATCTTCATCTGTATCGTATGTTGGATGGTCTGCTAACAGGTCGCCATCTGTTTCTTCTGTAATTTCTACTACCTTGTTTAAACTACCATCCCAGTAGTACAATCCAGTTTCGCACATAGTTCTTTCCTTTAGATTAGGAAAGTGATTAAGTAGTTCTGGATGTTTGTCTTCATACTGTTTAAACAAATACCCTTTCTCTTTCTTAATTGCTAGTACATCTAAGCACTGCTGAGCAAATTGAATTATCTGCTCCTCATTGTCTAAGTAGATAGAGAATCCATTTGTCTTGTCATCTCTGTAATCTTTACCTTTTTCTTTTGCATACCCAACAACTCTGATTCCATCTCCATACCTGTCGCCATCTATAAATAGATTGGTATGGTCGGCATTATAAATTGAGTCACAACTAATCGTTAGGTCTAACTCTGTCCTGTCTAGTACCTCTTTCTTAGGCTTGTACCCCTGACTTCTGTGCCTGTTGCCACTTCCATCTAGTCTTACTGGCTTTACTTGACTGTTGAAAATTTCTGCGTCTGCAATCTCAACTGCCTGTCCTTTTGTTATTGTTTGTTTTAGTTCTTTGTTGTACATGTTTAAACAACCTCCCTTTCTTTTATTAAATGTTTGTACTGTCTTGTTAGTCCATGTTTAAAATAAACTTTCTCTTTATCTTCTCCCATGTACATATAAGGTTCGTTCTCCTTAAACAGTCCAGTTTTAAATGCTCGTTTAAAATGATTCATATAATTCTTATCATCAAAATAATATTCTTTCATGTTTAAACAACCCCTTTCTTTGTTTGTCGTAATTGGTATAGGTCTGGTTGGAATGTTGGAATGAAATAGTTATTCATATAGCTACCCCATTCTTCGTTCTTCCAGTCTTCAAACAGTAAATCCCAAGCTCCATAAGTACCAGTCTTAGCACATTGGATAACAGATTCTTTAAATGTATATTCGTAATACATTCTTAATCCATCCTCTTGAATGTTCCACTGTTTAAACATCTCCTCTTTTGTTCCCTCTAATCTTTTACCATTAGAGAAATCCAAAATCTTATTAGTCTTTTTGTTAAGTAGGAAAGCATGACCACCCCACCATTCATGCGCCATTTCTCTGACTGCATGAACCAAAACATATTCTTTCTGTTCCTCCTTGTCCATCTCTTTGAACGCCCAGAAGTTAGCGTAATAACAGTTACTGAAATCTATTCCTCTTTCGCCTGTCATTGTTTAAACATCCCCTTTCATTAAGTCTTCAACACTACCCCCAAGAATCTCTCTTGAAATAATATTTATATCTCTCTTAATTACATGGTCGGTCAACCCTTTGAACGAAGTCATTATCTCAGCAGTAATCTCCTCCACTCTGTCAAGGTCAAGCCACCTCTCTAAATGTGCCTGTGTTGTTTTAATATGTTCTAATTGTTGTTTTATAATTTGTTCGTCTATCATTGTTTAAACATCCTCCTTTACTTATTTTGCCATTGTTCAAATGCTTTTTCTTCTGGAGATTCTCCACCAATTCCTAAGCAGTAACTCATATTAGAGATAAGACTTAGGTCAGCTCTAACTTTTTCTATTGCTCTATTTACATCATGGAAGTTTGAATCTTCCAATGCTATTTGCATGATGTCAAGAATGTCACTTCCATCCCATTCACACACCTTAGAGATTGAAACCCCTAAGCTCTTTTTAATTTCTGTTTTGTGTTCGCTTTTCATATTCTCCTACTTTGTTTGTTACTACTAACCTTACTACATCTATGATTTATACAACAACTATTTACAAAGAAATAATAATTTAGTTGTTGACCTGTCTACCCCTGTTTAAACAAGCTCACATTATTTTCGTACATACTATATATGGTATAGGTTTAAATCGTTTCTAAGGGGTTTCTGTGTCAAGAGTGGTAGACAGTAGCCTAATCAATAAGAGGCTCTTAAATAGGCTCTATCGTGTAAATAGGGGTAAACAAAACCCCCTTAATAAAGGGGGCTTGTTGTTAGGGGGGTTAGTTAGTTATTTATATATTGATTGGGGCATATCTTCGGGGAGGATAATATCCCACCCTTGACATACTGGGCATTGTAAAAGGTCAACAGTTTTCAAAACTACTGCCGAAGACATTCTCCAAATTGTACCCTCTCCATTCCTCACGCTCTTTTCTGTTGCTCCTGCACAGTTTATATCTGCACATGCTAACTTCACCATTCTTGTTGTTTGCTTAGGTCTTTTATCCACAAATCTAATATGTGGGTAAGTACCATTTTGCTCTAACCAATTCCATATTAGTTGTTGAAATTCCTCTGTTGGTGCTGTTGCTGTTGGTATTCCTCCCAGTTTAAACACGCCAAACACCAATTCCACAAATGCCCCTTTATGCCCTGTATCTTCTGGGGTTACTGCATGGCTTACCTCGTGAGCCACTATCTCCAACGCTTTCATGGTATCGGATGTTTCTCGGTCTATTTCAATTCTTCGGTGATTACCCTCCGAAGTTATTGAGTGCCAACAGATTCCGACTGCATGGCCTAGGTTAGCATTAGCCGAGGTTTTTCTTCCTCGTGTATCCGAGATGTGAACAGTTAACCCAGTGCCTAGGTTTTCACGACTGCCCCAACCAGATTGAATAGCCAACTCGACACAGTACTCAGCGAATTTTGTAAGGTATTCTTCTGGCTTTAAGTCACTTGCTTTCAAGTGGCTCATGTGTCTTTTGTTTGTTGCTTGTAGTTGTTTCATTTTTTTTCCTTTGTTTGTTTGTTAATAGAAGTATACAACATACTCAGTTTAAACAAAGTATTTCTTTTAGATTTCTTAGTTTTTTTTTACCACTCTTTAGATAAGGTTAGAGAGTATTAACAGGCATACCCTCTCTTGTAACTGTTTAAACTAGGTACATTGTCACCCTATATTGAATCATAGTGTTTATAGACTTATCCAAAAGAAACCTAATTACTATATATAACCGAATGCAACATAATGTATATTATAGGACAAATTAGGGGGGGTTTAATGTGTGTACCCCTATTGTATTGTATTGTACCCTGAAAAGATATGCTGTTAAAGGTGGTACTATATATTGTGGTACTAGATGTAGTATGTACACAATAAGGGTAATTTGTGAAATAAAAATCACTAAGTGTAAGTATTGTGAAAAATAAATATATTACTTTACTGTAGTGGTCAGTACTTCTAACCCTGTGTCACTCCCTCCCAAAACCAGAATGAACTAAAAATAGTAACAAATAAATATGTGAAGTAATAGGCTTTAACCCTAGTTACCATGGACCTGCTGTGCCACTTTATTGACTGTATATTGTCAAGATTCCTTTTCTAAAAGCAGGAAGAAACCTTTGCTTGTTTCTTTACTATACCATGCTTTGTTTTTAGTGGTAGTATTTATTATGGGGTTTTTGTTTAGTAAGAGTTTCCTCCTTTCGCTTACGCCCAACCACAGAAACCCCACACCTTTTACTTGCATAGTGGTAATGTATGTTATACTAAAAGCAGAGAAAGGCAATATAAATCAATCCTTCTGGATTAATATATAGCCCTCCTTTCTTTGTTTGTATAGTACTAGCCTCACGCAAGTGAGGCTTTGCTATAGTAACAGTATGGATATACCAGTAGAAGATTGCGACAAGTGTTTACAACCTTTTTGGGCGGACCAACTTACTGATGGTTTATGTGACAAGTGTCAAAATAAAAAAATTTTTCTCAACGATATAATCGCGCCTGTACTATAGTGTTTATACCTGGAAAATCCAGGCAATTGTATGAGGATACAATTCAATTTATGAAAAGAAAGAAAACTTTTCATCTTTAAGTAACAAAAGTATATGGTGTACTGATGTAAAGAGATGTGATAGTTTTGTGGATTTCATATTTTTCATTACAGTAAATGGACAGACTGTACGACAGAACCTCCCTTCGGGGAGGTTTTGTGATATAGTGACACTATGAAATATAAAGTAAAAAAGAAAAAAGTTTCCAAAGGAAAGAAAAAGAAAAAAGGTTACTAATGGCTACATACCAGGGTAAGTCGGTTAAGTTAAGGTCACCTTCATCAATTAAAAAAGGTGAGCCAGGGTATGGTCGTAAAAAATCTAAAGTTTATGTTAAAAAAGGTGACAAAGTTATTAAGGTAATGTTTGGTGACCCTAACATGAAAATACGAAAAAATAATCCTGAAGCTCGTAAAAGTTTTAGAGCAAGGATGAAATGTGACACAGCTACTGACGAAACTACAGCAAGGTATTGGTCTTGCAGAGCTTGGTAAGTTATGGCTATAAATAACCAAGAACAGTTATCTAGTAATTTACCTAAGAAGTATCAACTAGCACCTAAAGCTAATCAGAAATGTAGTAACTGTGGTTTCTATGAACCTTCAGGTTACTGTACACTATGGAAAGCAACAGTGCAATCATTTGCATGGTGCGCTAAATGGAAAGGTGTTGTAAATGGCAGCTAAAAAAGGTTTGTATCATAATATGAACAAAAGGAAAAAAGCAGGGACAAGTAGGTCTAAAAAGAACTCTACAATTAGTCCTAAAGCGTATGCTAACATGAAGGCAGGATTTCCTAAGAATAAAAAGAAAACAACTCGTAAGAAAAAATAATTGAGTATTATAATCCCCTGTCCAAGTTGTGGAGAGGTGTTGCTACCAAAGGACGACATGAAGTGTAAGAATAAAGAATGTGATAAGTATGGCAGATAAAAAATTATGTTACGCTGCAGGTTGTCACAAAGTTTTACCACCAAAAGCTAGAAAGTTTTGTAGTGAGAAATGTCGTAACAGAATAAACACACAAAAGAAAAGAGCTAAGAAAAAAGGTGAGGTGTGGTCACAAGAAGAAGATACTTTAGTTATACCTAGCCAAAGAAAAAATGTACAAAGTCGTAGAGGTAAAGTTTATGATGACCTAAAAGAATCTGGTTTAGGTAACGAGATACTTGTAAAAAAAATGACTTTATCAGATGTAGCAAAAGTATTAGAAACTTCTGTAGCTTCTGTGTCTATGGCGTACAACGCATACTTAGAAGATTTAGATACAGAGATGCAACAAGAAAACTGGACACCTGTTGAGTCTGAACAAACCATAGAACATTTTAAAGAATTTAGAGCTAGATACTTTCAGACAGAACAAGGTAAACCTTATGACACACCTAAGTTCCACACAAGATGGATTGAGTCTATATTGGAGTCTATAGAAAAAGGTCAACAGCACATGATATTATCCCCACCTCGACATGGTAAGACTGATTTACTTATACACTTTACAGTATGGTTAATTACACAAAATCCTAATGTAAGAATATTGTGGGTTGGTGGTAATGAAGACATAGCAAAAAACTCAGTATCTTCTGTAATGGACCAACTAGAAAATAATGAATTATTAATAGAAGAGATATGTGGACCAGGACCAAAATTTAAACCACAAAACAGAAGTGGTAAAGCGTGGTCATCAACAGAGTTTACAGTAGGTACAAGAACAGTTACTGGTATTAAGTCACCGACAATGGTGGGTATAGGTCGTGGTGGTAAGATTCTATCTCGTGACTGTGACATAATTATTGCTGATGACATTGAGGACCACAGTTCTACAATGCAACCTGCTTCTAGAGAGAACACAAGGAACTGGTGGACAACAACACTCTCTAGTCGTAAAGAGGAACATACTGCTATGATTGTAATTGGTTCACGACAGCACTATGACGATTTGTATTCTCATCTTGTAGATAACGAATCTTGGAAAACTTTAGTAGAAGAAGCACATGACAGTGGATGTACATTACCTGATTGGAATGAGGAAGAACATGTTGACTGTATGTTGTGGGCAGGAAAAAGAACTTACAAATGGTTAATGGATAGAAAACGAGCAGCAGAAACTACAGGTGGTAGAGCTATATTTGAAATGGTTTATCTCAATGTTGCTATGCCTGATGGTCTAAGTTTATTTAGTCGTGAAGAGATAGAAGCCTGTCGTAATCAAAAAAGAGATATTGGTCAAGTACCTCCAGGTACAAGACTAATAGCAGGGTTAGACCCTGCCTCTACAGGTTATCAAGCTGCATTTTTGTGGGCTTATGACTCTGCAGAAAATACATTACACATGGTTGATATGAATAACAGTTTAGGTGGAGGTATTCCACAAGCATTAGAAATTATCAAAGAGTGGTGGATGAAATACAATTTATCACACTGGGTGATTGAAGAGAATGGTTTTCAGAAAGCAATACGACAAGACAAGAGTATAAGAGAGTTTGCTTCTGGACATGCAATATTTTTAGAGGGACATGAAACACATAAAAATAAATTTGACCCTATTTATGGTGTTACTGCTATGCGTCCAATGTTTCAAGAACAAAAAATTTCTTTGCCATATCTTGGATTTGAAGCGCAAGAAAAGGTAAACTTATATACAAGTCAGTTAGTATATTTCAGTTCAGCTAGAAATAAAAGTAAAACTGTAGGTACTAAAACTGATATTGTTATGGCTAGTTGGTTTCCTATGAAATCCATTAGGCGTATGCAAAAAGAACGATTTGCTGAGTTAGGATATGATTATAATCCTAGCTTTTCTGGGTACGAACCTAGTAGTATAGATATAGATAATTGGAGATAAATGCCTTTAAATAGCGAACAATTAGCACAAAAAGTAGATTACTTACGAGCTATAAATCAAGAGGGAATGTTAGACAGGTCTAGGATTCGTGACATTATGAATGGTGGAGAAGCAGCAGTAAAAGCATTACTTGGTGACAAAATGAAAGTTGAATATAATCAACTACCTGCACCTAACTTATTTTTAACAGCACTAGAAAGATTTGCACAGAAATTAGGTAGAGCGCCTGACTTAAAAGTAGATTTAATTAATGATAAAGACTCAGAGAGAGCAAAGAAAAAATCTGAAAAACTAGAACGCATTGTTACTTCTTATGACAAATTTAATAAACTAGACAGACAGTTGCCACAAGCAGCTAGATGGTTACCTGGTTATGGTTTTGTTGTTTGGACTATAAAACATAGAAGAGATAGAGATGGAAATCCATATCCTTATGCAGAACTAGAAGATTCTTTTAATTGTTATCCAGGAAACTTTGGTAATGACCAAAACCCTAGTGAGTTAGCAATTATTCGTAGAGTACCTCATGGCATACTTGCAGAACAATATCCTGAAGCTAAACAGTACATTTATGCACAAAACGAAACAGCACAAGAAAGTGCATACTCAGTTCTTATAGAAACAACTGAACGACAAGGCAGTTGGGCTAACTCAACTGGTCAAGGAAAAGTTGTTGTTGAGTTTAGAGATAAAGAGGGAACTTATGTGTTCCTACCAGAAATAATAAGATTATAGATTTTATGCCTAATATGTTGAAATCAGGACCTTGTTTTGTTGTAGCTAAACGATATTCGTTTGACCAAATGCAAAGTCAGTTCCAACACATTACAGGACTTATGGCGAACATGGCAAAGATTAACATACTTGGAACTATTGCTATGGAAGATGCAGTGTTTACAGAAACAAACATTACAGGAGAGATAGAGTCTGGAAAATACAGAAAAGGTAGAGGAGCTGTAAACTACTTTGCTCCTGGTTCAACTGTATCAAAACCAGTTAACAACTTACCATATCAATTATTTCAACAAGTAGATAGATTAGAAAGACACCTTAGACTTGGTGCAGCTTATCCAGTATCTGATGATGGACAATCACCTAACGCATTTGTCACAGGTAGAGGATTAGAAGAACTAGGTCAATCAGCTTCGTTACATGTACGAGAATATCAAAGCGTACTAAAAGAAGCTATAGAAGAACTAGATGCTAAAAGATTAGAATATGATGAGTCATTGTTTGCTGATGTTCGTAAACCTATTGCAGGTATGCACAATGGAACAGCTTTTAAAGAAACTTATACACCATCTTCTGACATTTCTGAAATGTATGATACACGAAGAGTGTATGGAGTAATGGCAGGATTTGATGAGCCACAAAAAATAATTACAGGGTTGCAATTAAAACAACAGGGCATCATTGATACACAGACATTACAAGAAAATATGGATGGACTAGATAATATATCTAAGATACAAAGTCGTATTAATGCAGAAAAAGCAGAAACAGTATTGTTTGAATCTCTTATGGCACAAGCAGCACAAGGTAATCCTAAAGCTACTATGGCAGCTATAGAGATAAGAAAGAATCCACAAAGTATGACAGAAGTTCTTGATAAGTTTTACACACCAGAAGGTGAAGAACCTACACCAGAAGAAGAATCTTTAATTGGTCAAGAGCCACAGTTGCTAGGTCAACCACAAGTTCCGCAAGGTGAACCAGATATAGCATCTGTACTTGCAGGATTAGCAGGTGGCGTACCTGCACAAGGAGGTCCAGTTGTCTAAAATGAATCAAGAATTTTATAATATAGTAAACCAAGAAGATTGGGATGAGCTATCTACAGAAGAACTTGACCCAACAATAGAAACAACACTTTTTGCAGATGGAGAAATGCCTGGAGATTTTCCTGTGGGACAAGTTATTGTACCGACTCCTATACCTGGAGTGTGGATTAGACTTAACATAGGACTAGATGTAGAAGACCCAGGAGATTTCTAATGAGAGGAAGAAAACCATCAAAGCTAAAACAAGCAACTGATACAAAACTAGATGGCGCTTATGCAGACTTAAAAGCTATACCTGATGATGAGTATGGTGGTAGAACTCAACAAGAAGCACAAATAGATGCTATACAAAGAGAAGTACAACAAACTAGTGGAATGCCTACATTAGGTAATTTGCCACAGTACACACCAGAAGATGTTTTAGGTAAACCTACAGAAAATGAAAATGAATCTATATTTGCAGATTCTAGTAAACAAACAGAATCATTACCTTCAGGTAGTAACACACAGATATTGCTAGACATCATACAAAATAATTATGGGTATATGGTTCGTAGAAGGTTTCCTGGATAATGTCATTATGGACAGATTGGAGCGAGAACTGGAGTAAACAACTTAAACAACAAAAGTTGTATGACTACGAGTTAGACAAAACAGAAGCTGACTTAGGACCAGATGTAGAAAAACTTGTAAACAAATACGAGGAACTAGAATCACTCGCACCAAATGAAGACCCAGAGTTTATTGCTGCAGCAGCAGACATGAACTTAACTGACCAACAGTTTATAGATTTACATAAACAAACAACAACACCTCCTACTGTTTATACAAACAACAGAGGTTACACAGCAGAACAAAAAGTAAAACAATCCTACAGTTTAGGACCTGCTTTAATGATGAAACTTACAGGAGATTTTTTTGAAAATCTAGGTACTGCTACAAAAGAAGGTGCTAAAAGAGCTTTAGATACATTTGCATCTTATGTATTCGGAACACTTCGTATAGCAGGAGATGCAGTTATACAAAATGTAGATAAAGGTGTTAGGAACTACATGGTTGAGTATCAAGCTACATTAGAAGAAGAATTAAACAAAGAAGGTAAAACACTCTCTGATGTTGTACAGATAGCAGGTTACGAAAATTTACAAGATAATGAATTGCCCTTTATTGTTGGTGTCATGGCACATGCTAAAGCGTACAGTCGTTTTAGAAAACAAAGTGAAGCAAGACTAAAGAACAATGATTTATATTACACACCTTCACAAACAGCACAAAACTTTTTGAAAGCTAGAGGGATAGTAGATGAAGAAGGTAACCCTCTTATAACTAAAACAGACCTAGATATATTTACAGAGATATTTCCTGACATAGTAGGAGAAAAGATAAATGTAGAAAAAGAAGGTAAAGGAAGAGAGTTATCTTTTGTAGAAAAAGCAGGACTGTACTTAGAAGCAGTAGATGAATTAATAGACCCAGAAACCGACCAACCAGGTTTAGCAGGTTTATTAACTATGAGTCCACAATTTGATAGACAACAACAACTTAATGAAACTTTTTTTGGTCAAGCTATACCTGTAGGTTTAGGTGATGGAATTGTATTTGGTTTAACAGGTAACCTATCTACAAACTATGGTTATGCAAACTATGTTACACAGTTCTTAGATGATGAATATGATAGAAAAGAACAAGAAGCACAAGATGCTTTGGATGCAGGAACAATAAGCGGAGAACAATATTTTAATATTCTAGACCAAGCAGAACTAGATAAACAAAATGCTATACAAGATATAGGTTACGAAAAAACTAGAAGTATGGCAGGGTTCTTTGCAGGTTTAATCAATGTTGCTAAGTATATAGCGCTAGACCCTTTTAACTATATTGTCCCTGGTTCTGGTGTACTTAAAAAAACACCTAAACAATTTGATGAAGTTCTTACTTCGTTTGGTAAAGCCTTACCAGAAAAACTAGATGAGGGTATGACACTTAGACAAGTGTATGACGAGAACAAAGAAATATTTAATAGTGTTGCTGACATAATAGTTCAGGCAAAAGATGAGGGAAGACCTATTGCTACATTTTTAATTAACGAAGGATTTCATCCTGACTTTGCTTATCGTGTAAAAGCAGCAAGTACTACTAGAGATGATGTAATTAAAACATTAGAAGATGGTATAGAGAATGGCTATTTAGTAGATATGTATTCTGGAGGGAACTTTACAGGCAGAGGTAAAAACAAATACTTGCAATCTAAAGTATTGTATGAAAGTAATTTAGAAGCATTACTCAGTAAAGTATTAGACGATAGTATTAATGCAGCGTATAAAAGAGGTAATGGCTTTAGAGATACTGTTTTAGCTAGGGATATTAAATTACCAAAGTTAAAACCTGCAGAACTTAATAATACAAAAGAAGCTATGGAGTATTTTACTCGTTATGCTTATGCAGCTAAAGTTCCAGAAAGTAGAATAGAAGACTTAGCAGAAGAGTTTTATATTGCAATAAGTAATGGTCAGTATTTTCAAGCAAAAGAAATATTTAAACAAAAACTTATTTATGGAGAAGTAGGATTACAGTTAAAAAATACTTATGGTCTTTCTGATAATGAAATAGGAAAGTTTTTTGATAAGTATTATCTAAATGATAAACAAGGTTTTGATGATACTATCTTTAAGCCAATGTCACCATCTCGTAATCCAGATTTTTACGACCCTATGGAAGTAGATATTATTACTGATAGAATGTTTAACTCTGTTGCTTCACAACAAGATATGGTACATCTAACAAAACAATCTATAGAGTTATATGGACAATTAAAGAATCTTGATATACATGGACCTGACATACAAGGATTGTTAAGAGCTACTTCTAACAAAAGAAGATTTAGAAGGAAGTTTATTAACAAAGAAGGCGAAGAAGAAATGTTTGAGATTGTCAGAAAAGCACAAGATGAAGGAGTAGAAATAGATTTCTGGAAAGAGGGTAGCCCACTAAAAGAAGCTATTGATGATGTCTACGAAGAATTTGATGACCCTAATATATTATTTCAAGCATTTGAAAAAGGAGTACAAACATACGACAATATAATGTTCGGTTTTATGAGAACATTTAGGTATCCTGCTTTCTTATTAGGAAGATTGTCTTATCCCTTAAAACTTATGTTAGATGGAACTATTAAGCAGAATATTTTTGGTATGAGAAACATACTTAAAAACCCTGTTGATTATTTAAGGTTAATGCTTAATGACTCTGAAGGAATGTTAGCTAAAGCACTTAATATAAAACCAACGACTATGATTACTGGACCATATAGAACTACTGTGCCAGTAGAAATTAAAGGTCTAGATAAAGTCTTACCCCAAAGCGTAAGAAAGTCTTTAGGTGTTCTTTCTGACTCACAAAATTTCGGTGTTTCTGAAATAGGTCAGTTGTTTTCTGCTGATGTAAAGTTTGTAAACAATCGTCATGTAACAAATACAGGTCACGAGTTAATCAATAAAGGTAACGCAGACCATGTAAAGGCTTATGTATATTTTTTGTATAAGTATGTTGATGATGAACTTGCACCTTCTATAGCAGGTATGAAAAGACAAGGTTATACAGTAGAGCAAATGGGAAAAACTTTAGAAACAGAACCTGCATTTATAAAAATTGTAGAAGAATCTAACAACGCTATTCGGATACGAGGACCTAAAGAAAGAAACTTAGAAGTTGGTCTTGTAGAAACATCAGAAGATTTTGTAAGATTAGCGAAACACTACAGTCAATCTATAGACAATTACACAGGTGGTTCTGCTGATTTATTAAATGTTATTGCTGATGCAAAAATAGGTAATATAAACCTTAGAGATTTTTCTTCACTTAATACAGATATTGCTATAAAAGCTGAAAGAAGAATTACTACGCTATATAACAAAAATGTAGACAACTTACCATTTGAAATACCTTATCCAAAGATAGACACTAAAAATGAAATTAATTTAAGTAAAGATGGTTTTAGAAATCTAATACAATCTTTGTATTTCGCAACTACACAAGGTGAAGGTAGTTTTATTCGTATTCCTACACTAAAACAAGCCTATGATGAATATGTACAAGCGTTTGCAGTATTTGGAAGAAAATCAGAATTAGAAGAATTAATAAAAATACATAACGACCCTGACAGCGTTATTAATTTTTCAGATGATGTTATTAAAACTTTAGAAGCACAAGCAAATAAAGCATCATCTACTTTAGATGAGTATGACGAAGTTTTGTCAAAAGTTATTAAGCCGAAAGTTGTACAAAATACCTACAAAGGGGAAACAACATTTACCGCTACTGTATTTACAGAACAAGGTGGAAACAGAAGTGTTAACTATCTAGCTAAGAATCCTTTAAATAAAAACAGTATTACTTTTACTACTGATTTACAAAGAGCAGAGGAAGCTGTTTATAAATCAGCAGATGCAATAGCAGAAGGTAGATTAGGATTTGATGACTCTAAAGTAGGAACATTTGTTACAAACTTTAAAAAAGATGAAGTAATTTACAATGGTCAATTACCTAACAAACAACAATTAAAAGAGGTTCTTAAAAATAATTATGACACTGGATATGCAGATTCTGATATAGACATTATCTTAAAAGAAGCTGAAGAATACCTATCTAAACCTGGTGCTACAAGAGAAGGATTAGAAAACATCCTTGGTTTATCTAATAAGCAAATAAACCTAACAGAGATGAGAGCTAAATTTCAATCTTCTACTAAAGGTAAATCACAACCTAACAGATATACAGGTGAGATAACTTTTGATGTAGGAAGAAAGACTATAGAAAAATCTTTAGGTAAAAAAATAACTGTAGCTGTAAAGAAACAAGATATTACAGATGAACTTGTTGATGATGTGTATAGGTTTACACAAAATAATAAAGATGGTTTTAGTTTAGATTTAGGTAACCCTGAATCATGGGGTAAAGAAGTAAGTTTATTTGTATCACCATACAAAACAAGACAGTTAGTTCTTGCAGGAAAAGACTCGCTAACTAAAGATGCTGTTTCTATGTTTGTCAGAGATAATCAGGATAAGCTAAGACTTGTAGACCATGTCTTAGGTGGAAGATGGGATGAAGCAAGAGGTGAGTGGTACTTAGATGTTTCTGTAAAACTTAACAGAGGTGTTAAAGATACAAGAGAAGTAGCTAGTGTTGCTGCTTATAACAAGGTTAAGTACCTTGGTTTAGCTGCTGACCAGTTATCTTTTGGAGAAACATACCTTGCTAAAAATGGAGATTTAATATTTAAGTATGATGATACACATGAGCTTATACACAACTCTGCAGTTTATAACTTACTAAGAACTAAAGGTAAGAAATTACTTAATGAGAAACAAGTTAAGGCTTTAGGTGATGATGTAATTGTTAGAGGAAAGAATTATTTACAAAGCAGACAAGGTGTAGAGATTGATGAAAAAGCATTTGTACCTGATAGTATATTTGAACAATCTTTCATCAAAGGTATTTTTGATAGGAAAAACAAACAACTAGAAGTATTTAATCCAAGAACAAACAGCATAATGCAAAACACTACTGAGTGGCAGTACACATCAGTATTAGACATGAATGATGTTAGAGCAGATATTACAAGAAACCTTAGTGCTATGGACATACATGAAAGAGCTTTAGAAGCCGCTATGGAAGCTAACGCTAACTTGCTGTACAACTTAACTGAACGAGGATACTTTGCACAAGCATACAGAAGTGGTTTTGCTTTCTTTGAAGCATATCGTGAATATGTAGGTAGGTATATGTTGCTTATTGCAAACAATCCAAAAGCTGCTGTGCAGATAGGTCAAGGTACAAGAAGAGGTATAGAAGAAAATGTTATAGTAGAAGATAGATTTGGAGATTTGTATTTGTTTATGCCTACTGCAGGTACACCTTTACAGGTACACACTAAATCAGATTTAGGTGGCAGTGCTACAGAAGATGTATCTAATGAAGACAGCAGAGTGTATATAAAGAGAGGGTTTCCTCTAAAATCATTAGGTGTTGGTGGCGTAGGTTACTTACCATCATTAGGTGATGGAATTACTTTTCCTTTAGGATTTGTTTTAAGAGATAAACCTTCAGGAAAAAAATGGGTAGAGAAAAACATTATGGCGGGTTTTCCATTACCTTTTACAAATGAGCCTCTATCTTTAAAAGAGATACCTTCAGAGTTATTTAAAATGTCTACACCTTCTGTTGCTCAGAACTGGATTATGGCAGTAGGGGACAATGTAGGTTTAGAAGGATTAGATGAAGATTTATGGTTAGCAGCAACTACAAATGGTATGCAAATTGCAGCACAGTTACATCCTGAACTCACAGGAGATGTAGATGCTTTACAGGAAGTAGGAGCATTAGTTAGAGAAAACTTGTACACAATTAGAACATGGGATAGATTTGTAAGCCCATTTGCACCTAAGTTAAATGTTTTGTACAAGATTGAAGGTAACCAACAAAACTTTGAAGAATGGTATGACAAAGAAGGATATGAAGCAGGTGTAGCTTACAACAACATGGTTGAACTATCAGCTATACATGGTTTTTATCAAGACCAAAGAAAACAATGGGTAACAGTTCTTGGTCCTAAACAAGGTGAGTACTACGCATTGTTAGAAGTAGTAAGACTATTAGGTTTAGATAAATACAATATTACAGAACAATTAACATCTGCAGGACTGCAAGTAAGAGGTAAGACAGTATCTGAAGCAGGTAGAGTTCCTAGAACAACAAAAGAATATGAATTTGTTAACTCTCATCCAGAGTTAGCAGAAGACTTTGGTCCTGTTCTCACATACTTCTCTAGAGAAATAGACGAAGGAAAAATTGATTTCAGTGGTTATCAGTCTGTTAAATACTTAGGATTAATTACACCTAAGAATGGTGATGAGATGTATCTAGAAGTACAAAGATATTTAGCATCTATGGTATCTAGAGCTGCAAAAGATAATAAACTACAAAGTCTTATAGCAACAGGTACAGATACAAATGCCAATATACAAGCAGCTAACGCTGCTATTGATGCACAAGTAGGTAACTGGTTTCCTATGGCTTATGGAAAGTCAGAACAAATGAATAAAGTATTAGGTGGAGAATTACCCGAAAGATTATCTAATGATGTTCTTGTAGATTATCTAGTACGAACAACTAAAGATTCTAGGTTTGATGAGTTTGATATAACACCATCATTGAAAGATTATGTCAATACTAGACAAAATGCAATCAGTGCAGTGCAGAAAATAAGAAATTATCCTAATGAAAGTAGTGCAATTAACTGGATTATTACAGACCCTAGTACAGAGGCACAAGAAGTAAGAATGAGATTATATGATAAAGCCTACGAGATTATAGCAAAAGAACCACTTTTTATGGTAGTATTTGATGAAGTATTTAGTTACGAGCTAAACAGATTTGGAGTCACCAACTAATGCCACATATACCAGGACATGTAGAAACAGAACCAGTAGAAAATGTAGTACCAGAAGGTACATCTTTTCTTATGCCTGATGAACCAGAGGATACAGGAGTTGTTTCACCAGGACAAATAGCTGAAGCACCAGGTGTTTTAGGTCCAAATGTTAATAGTCAAACAACATTTAGTGTAGAAGAGTTTATGGACTTAATACAGGGAACAAGTACAGACCCTAATAAACCATTAGGAAAGAACTTTCAAAAAGTATACAAAGTAGAAGTAGGAGGAACTGACCCAGAATCAGGTCTTCCTAAAACTAAAGATGTTCCTGCAGAGATATTTTTAAGGAGTGATGACTATCAAGAAGAAAGAAGCAAGTTGTTTGGTAGTGGTGAGTCGTTTAAGTTTATCTATTATCAAAAAGATATAGCAGCACAGTTTAACAACCTTCCTCCTGCTACAAGAGTACAAACTAAAAACCTTCTTGCAAATGCAGGTTTAATTAATTTAGACAAAACTTATGGAACTTATCTAGATGCAGAAACATTAAAAGGTATGAAGTTAGTATTGGATTTCAGTATGAACAATGGTGGTAAAATGTCTTGGTTGTCATCAGCAAAGATGATGAACGAATCAGCACAAGCACAAAGAGCTTACGCAACAGGTAAATACGAATTTTCAGAAGAAGACCTTAGTGATTTTGCAGACAGTGTTATAGCAGGAGCAGAAGCTAGAAAAGGTGCTAAGTTATCTTCATACGAACTTGGTATTATCAACAAGAAACTTGGTGGTGCTATAGAAGAAGTAGAAGGTCAACTAGGAGAAGTACAAGTTGGTACACAAGACCAGTTATCTTATGACCCACTATCAGGTACAACCGCATTTATTCCTGGTGTAGAAGCACAAGAACCAGATGTTGAAGATGTGTTGTCTGAAGAAACAGATGAAATACTTGATGAGATATTTGCACCTAGAGAAGAACTAGCTGTAGCTTCAGGAGAAGAAGATAAGACATTTGCTAGGATGACAAGAAACTTACAAGGATTAGCAGCAGTAGAAAGAAAGTCTGCACCTAGAGGAACAGGATAATGGAACAAGACAGTTACTCAGTACCAGAAGTTATAGAAGCACTTAGAAGTGTTGGTATTGTAGAAGAGGTTATTGAATATGTAGTACCTATTGCAGGTTACGAATCAAGAGTTGATGGTGTGCCTTTTGTAAGAGATGCTTTAGATAAAGTATCTCCATCATGGGGAATATTCCAAGCCAACATAGATAGTATGGCTCCAGGCATATACAAAGCTATGAAAGAATTAGGAGTTATTATTCCTGAAGTTTCTGATGCACAAGATAAAGTACTAATCTCTAATGTTGCACAACCTGGTCAAGAATCATTATTAAATTTTACAGATAATCAAAAAGCATTTGTTGCTGACTGGTTTGCTAAAAGAGCTAATCTAAACGACAACGCATTAGTGTTTAAATATATTTTAGAGCAAAAGAAAAAAGATTTAAAGACTAATGATGATAAAGAAGCTATGGATGTTATGTATGTATTAACAACTAAAAAGTTTATGGACTTAGACAATGAAGACGCACAAGCATTAAAAAAAGATTTAGAAAACCAAGTAGTAGAGTATCAAAATACCCCAGATGATAGAGGTATACCAGTGCCTGAAGATGGATTTGAACCAGGTCCTGTACCAAGCACAACAGTTCCTGAAACTTCTGACATAGATACTACTACAAGAAGTATGGGTACACCACCTAGAGAAGTAGATACAGAATCTAGAAGTGAAGGTATTACTAATCAGTTTGGTGTTCCACCTATGTTTATGCCTGAAGACAAATTGAGTGCAGAGTTGTTCGTAAAAATGATGGCTTCTTATGTTAATAAAATAAGAGAACCATTAGGTTTATCACCATTTGAATACAAAGAAAGAAATAAACAGTATATTAAAAGTCTTCAAGCACGAAAAAAGGTACAAGAGTTAAGACAAGAAGGTCTTGAATAACATGACAGAATTTGAAATTTTTATAAAAACATTAAACGACTACATAACAGTTAATGGAGCAGCATCAGGAAAGAATTTAGATTATGATGCGTATAAAAACTACGCTAGTAATTTATACTCTAGTTTCGGACCTTTTACACTAGAGGAATTTCAAGAAACAGATTTAAACGAAGTGTATTGGAACTATTTATTAGAACCAGTAGAAGAAGATGAAGTTGTGACAGAAGAGATTGTAGACAATGGAGAGTCAACAGTTGGAACAACAGTAGCAACTTCTAACGAAGCATTTCAGAATACACAAATATGGGTAAGAGATGGAGTCAAATATGTTGTTTGGCAAGTACCTGGTCAACCATTCTTTATGCGATATGCCTCTACTGATGAAGAGATAAGACAATTTTTTAGTGGAAGACCTAAACCACAAGAAATAACAGTTGATGATGATACATGGACATCTTCAGTATTCTTTGGTGACTCTTTAGCAGAGTTGCCACCTAATGTTATTTTGCAAGGTACATCACCTTTCAAAGGATTTACAGAACTTATGGATGCTGCAATAGATGCAAGACCATGGTTAGAAACAGATGAAGAACTTCGTAATCTGTGGATTCAAGGTTTAGTAGAAGATAGAGATATTACTGCTGAAGAGTGGGGAGCAACTGACTGGTTTGAAAATGCAACAGAAGAAGTAATAGATTGGTTAACATTATCAAAAGCAAGAGGTATTGATGATGAAAACTTACCTGCAGATGCTGTGGCTCTTAGAGATGAGAACAGATTAATTTATACACAGAAGTTAAAGACATCAGGTGTACAAAATGCAGATAGTATTTTTGATGAGAACACAGGTAAAACATTTGGACAGTGGTTTGGAGATATGGTTACTACTGGTCAATTTACAAAGAATTACGCAGAGTTTCAGGTACTAGCTATTGCAGATGATGAATCAAGTATAGAGGTAGATAGTAATGTAACTGATTGGTTAGAAGGTAAAGGCAAACTATCACAGACTAAATCAGGTTATGCAACTGTACAAAATACAGCATACAAATGGCTAGGTCCTTTATATGGACAACTTGATACAGCTACACAGTCTTCTTTAGCTGCAGATTTTAGAAATGCAGAATCCCAGCAAGTTGGTACACAAATGCTTAATGATAAATTTAAAGCTATGAGAAAAGGTATTTTTCCTACAAGTATGTATGACGAGAATCTTACTTATGAAGAGATAGCAACACCTTGGAGAAACTTTACCTTCACTAAATTAGGAGAAAGAATGAGTGAAACTTCTGATGTTTGGTTGAAAATATTACAATCTAATGACCAAACAGAAGCTAGTAAGCTAGTTACTATATATGGTTTAAACAATGACAATGCAAAAGTATTTGGTACAACAACTGATGATATAGCAAGTTCATTGGGTATTAGTGCAACAGGTGTATCGAGAGGATTTGCAACATAATGGCACAAGTAACTTTATATAGAAAAGATGACCTAACAGGTTTTCAAGTAAACAGGACAAGAGCTGACGAATTAATTGCAGGTGCAGGTTATACAGAATCTTATGAAGAAGCATTAGCAGCATCTTCTACATTAGGTGGAGTTAACTACGCAGGTTCTATAGGAGAAGAAGCTAATAAAGTTAGTAACTCTACAACACTTACACAAGAAGCAAAAAATAAAATTGTAGAAAAAGGTCAATTAAAATTTGGTAATTTACTTTCTCAACCATTGTTAGATACATGGGTAGAAGCATACATTGACAATGGTAATGATGAATCTTCTGCTATAGCAGCAGTAAGACAAACTCCAGAGTATAAAGTATCTTTTGCAGGTAACCTAAACCCAGATGGTGCAACAGTTAAATACACAGAAACAGAGTATGCACAGATACAAGATGGTTACAGAAGACAGTTTGAATCTATAAATATAAATCCAGATATTGTATTAACTCCTGAAAGAAAAGCACAACTTATAGAGAATGTTGTTTCACCTGATGAGTTAGGTACAAGAATAGGAGCTGTAAGAACTAATATTTTGGAATCAATACCAGAAGTCAAAGAGTTTTATTTAAGAAACTTTAGTAGAGTTCTCACAGATGAAGAAATATTATTATCTGCAATAGACCCTAACATAGGTAAAGATATTGTTTCTGGCACTATTACTTCTAGAGATGTCGTAGGACAAACAATACAGACAGCACAGATAGGTGCAGAGGCATTGTTAGCAGGAACAGATATAAGTTTTGAAGTTGCTGAAGAGTTAAGAAGTCTAGGTCTTAGTGTTGAAAATGCAAGACGAGGATTTCAACAAGTAAGAGGTATACAGCAACAAGCACTAGCACAAGGTAGAGATGTACCATCAGTTCAAGATATTATGGAAGGTACTCAACTCGGTCAACAAGAAGAACTACAACAAGTAATTAATATAATGCGTCAAACAGAATCAAGAAGTGCTGCACAACTAGGTGCTGTTACTACACAAGCAGGTGCAGTTACAGGACTTACAGAAGCATAAACCTGTTTAAACAACTTGCACAACCACTATATATGGTATACTAGCCTTAGCTAATTTTGTACTAAGGTCCGAAATAAAAAATAGACCTAGAATTGTAATCGGTCTTGATGCCTACTGACAAGACCTGTCAAATTAAAAACAGTAGCGTAGACTAAAAGCAGTGGCTACTCATACACCACTTGTAAAAAAAGCGTGTGAAGAATGGACAAAAGAATATGACAGAAGAACTGAATAACTCAGAACAAGCTACAAGCAGTGATAAAAACTGGAAAGAGATGAGAGAGCAAAACGAGTTTCTTAAAAGTAAAGTTGCTGAATTTGAAGCTAAAGAAAGACAAAATGTTTTTCAACAAGCAGGGTTAGACACTGCAAAAGGTGTCGGCAAAGCTGTTGAGATGATGTACGAAGGTGATTTAACTGTAGAGGGAATCCAAGGGTACGCATCAGAAGAGTTCGGAGTAGAATTTGGGCAACAAGACAGATTACAAGAAGCTGTACAAAGTACAGAGCAATCACAAGAGCGCCTAAATAACATACAACAGAACTCAGTAGTTGATAACTTCAACACAGATGTGACTTCACAGATTCGTGAAATAGAAAAAACTGGAAGTGTTAGAAACTCAATAGCAGCAAAACTTTCTGTCTTAGAAGAAGGTAAAGATAAACTAAGATAAGTTTTCTGAATCTTCTTCAAAGTAATAGTAATAGTAATAATTTAGGAGAAGATAAATATGGGAGCAATAACAACCCCAGACCCAATCTACGCCTCAGACATTAATAATTTTCAAGGAGAATTGTTTAAAGTCGGAGGACAAAGAACACCTTTCTTATCTGCTATGGGAGGCTTAACTGGTGGCGGAAAAGTGATACAATCAACTTTCTTCCAATTCCAAACAGCCGATAACGCTACTATTTCATCAGCACCAACAGAAGGTACAGAAGGCGGAGCGCCAACTGAATACCTTGGTCGAAATAGAGGAGCTTATACCCAGGTAACACAGATATTCCATAAGGGTGTAAAAATGTCATACACAG